CCGTTACCGACAAGTACCGAAAGAAACGAACCGTACGTTGGGGAAAGCCAAGTATTATCCTCGGAAATGAGGACGACACTGATCCTACAAGAGTTGTTTCCAGAACTGAACTTGATTGGATCGATGCAAATTGTGTAGTCGTAAGACTACAAACACCTTTATTTCAATAAACTATGGGTCACGGAAGAAGAAACCAATACTATAGTCCATCTCAGCGATGGTCTGATCCGTCACATCGTTGGTATTGGAAATCGCTTGCATTACCAAGTAATAGGTACCGTACTTAAAGCGAATAAGAGCGGACTGTTCACTTTGGTCAGGATCTTCAATCTGAAGCCATTTGTTAATCGGAAAATAGAGACTGAACGCGGTCGGCATAGAAATAATTCCAGCACCAGCTTCGTTATCAACTCCCGGGTTAACAACTATAGTCTTCGACGAAATAACCTTAACACGAGTACGGTCAAATGGTAACGTCCATCCGTTACCGACAAACTGTAGAGTAGCGTTACTACTCTCAAAGAAATGCGGATTCAAATCCGGAGGTGTCTGTAAGGGAGCAGCAACAGAAGTCGTCGCACTAGTAAACTCTGTCCATGGACCAAACAGATTAGGCGCTTGCTCCTTGGAATAAACAAGAGTAATACGAATCAAACATCCTTGACGGTTGGTTACTTCGCCAGACGTGCCGACTTGGCCACGAAGAGCGATACCTTTCGCAAAGATCTTATTTCCAATAAACTGATCATCTTCAGTTCCCTGAATCGGAGCAGCACATGGATTAGACACATTGATTACTCGAGATGTTCCATCACCTTCACGGATAGCATATCCAGTGTCATTCTCTGGAGACCAAATTTGCTTTGGCTCTGCAGTCCTAAGGATAACGCGGCGAACGGCACGTGTAAATCGTCTGCGACGAAAAGGAACGCGACGACGCATTCTACGACGACGGAATCTGCGACGACGACGGAATGTCCTTCTTGGACGAAATGCCATATCCTTATTGGTTACTAATTTTATACGCTTGACAGAAAAGGAACGATTGTCTTCCGCTTTACGCTTATTGGATTCGACGTAATTATCCCACTTCCTAGTTAGGGGATAAATTGCAGCAGTTGCAGCAAGACCGACCGCAACCTGACCAATGGAAGAAGCCATCGAAATGTTTTTCGAATTGCGCAGCACCTTTTATAAGTATTTAAGGTGGCGGGTGGCGGGTGGCAGCAGGGTAATATTATGCCTGCTGCCGAATTCGCCATCGATGGAGTACACGTTTTCCTCACGTACCCGCAATGCGCTCTTGAGCGAGAGCAACTACGAGATATTCTCATCGAGAGAACAGATCCATCCAAGTATCTCATTGCAAGGGAGCGTCACAGCGATGGGAACTATCACCTACACGCTTACCTACACTTCGGGAGACGACGTCGATTTGTTGGGACAACCGTTTTTGACGTGGATGGACACCATCCTAACATACAACGACCAAGATCCGCTCGAAGTGTCATTGCCTATTGCAGCAAAGAGGACACTGAGCCTCTGGCTAACTTCGATTATTCTCAAGGAGAGACAGACGATAACTGGAGCTCGCTTTTGGAACGATCCGGCAGCAAAGCCGAATTTCTGGAGGCAGTGCGATGTCGCTTTCCACGCGATTACGTGCTTAATCTTGAACGCCTTCTATTCTTTTGCGAGTGGCGATTCGGCAGAGACGAGACAGAATACGTCGGACGTGCCCGATCTGATTTCGTTGAACTACCTTCCATGAAAGACTGGGTTGAGGTTAATCTCCTACAGGTACGCATATGGGCCTACGGCCCTCGGGGGGGGCCCCAGTCCCCTCCCCTCATCCTCTCAAGGCCATTGGCTATGATCATGTGTAGTTTCTTAGGAAGTGGAGCGACCGCGCTCGCTCATTCTTATTGGAGCTTCTAGGCTCGGGAAGACTGAGTGGGCAAGATCTCTTGGCAAGGCCATGTACTTCTGTTCACTCTTCAACGTGGATGACTGGGACGACGGAGCCGATTATGCTATCTTCGACGACATCAACTGGCGATACTTTCCTAACTGGAAACCCTTTCTTGGGTGCCAGAAGCAATTCACCGTTACCGACAAGTACCGAAAGAAACGAACCGTACGTTGGGGAAAGCCAAGTATTATCCTCGGAAATGAGGACGACACTGATCCTACAAGAGTTGTTTCCAGAACTGAACTTGATTGGAT